CAACAGACTAAAACGTCACATGTACGCGAGAAAAGCAGAGAGTCTAGTATTTCCACCATATAATGAAGAAAAGGCAAATGAAGACGAGATAGAGATGGAGAGGACGGGGGAGGACTTGACTACACAGATACGCGGTGAGAAATTGTCCGATGACGACATTCGTGAGTTTATTGCAGGACAAAACGGCACAGTATTTAAGATTATTCACAGTGACACAGCACGGCATGTGTATTTTTATACAGACGACACCAGGGCATCACTCGAAGCAACAGAGAAGATAATAAACCTATTCGGCTTGTACGCTCCTAAGCGCTCAGAGGTGAAGGGAGAGGTGAATGTATCATTCTCATTGAGTGGATTGCGCAAGATGGTGGAGGACAACAACATAGAGATTATTAAGCACGAACGCATAATTGACGTTTGATATGTTCATTGACCTACCTAGATGTGACGGCAAGGTATGTTTTCATAAGAAGGACGCGCTACAAAAGCGCAATCACTTGGAGAGTAAGGGGAATGACAAGATGATTAGAGTGTACCAGTGTGACAAATGCAGTTGGTGGCACCTCACGCATGTTGTACACGCAGAGTTTTATAACCACATGCGACATGGTAACAAAGCAACAGCAGTTAAAGGTGATGCAAAAGCATCTCGCAGGGCTACCAAAAGAAAGCATACACTACAACATAGTGAAAGACGCGGTAGAGCGTATGCAAAGAGAAATAGCGGAGTTGAGCCATATAATGACCTCACATAATGCCCCAGGACGCGAGCAAATGTAAAAGACGATACAACCTATGAATGAAACACCACACATAAACGAAGATGTACACGTTCTTGTCGAGTGGGCTAACGATGTGTTTGTATTTACTAAAGAAGCACTAGGAATACTTCCATCAGAACCAGTAGACGAGTTGCGAGGGACATACATCTCATTCAAAGACGTATGGGGCAACGTCCGACAGGCGCAGTTGTTCGATGAAGATGGGCGACTTGTGTATCACGACCTCTCTTTCTACACAATGGATATGTTCAAGAACCAAACGCGAGCAAAGTTCAGGGAATACAACGGCTCACGGTTCACATGGCAACAGACAGTCACGCTCACTGCATACAATCGAGCCATACACACATTCGGCATGGACTCATTCGATATTGCAAAGCGGTGGATTACAGTACGTTCAGGGCACGGCACAGGCAAAACAGGTACAGAAGCAGTTATTGCACTGCACTTCATGGTGTGTTTCCCAGGCTCACAGATAGGTATGACCGCAAACACCGAGCAACAGGTACAGGACATCTTCCTCAAAGAGTTTGCAGTGTGGAAGCGTAGATTGCCCCAGGACATTCAAAACAGCATAAACCAGACCGCAGACCACATTCGCGTAGATAACAGCGAGGATTGGTTCCTACGCGCTCAGGTGGCACGACCAGAGAAGCCCGAAGCATTGGCAGGACTTCACGGAAAGTACGTCCTCATCATTGTAGATGAAGCGTCAGGAGTTCACGACAAAGTGTTCGAGGTTATGAAGGGAGCACTCACAGGGGACTATTACATCGTATTCTACGCATCAAACCCCACACGAAACGAGGGAGAGTTCTACGAAAGCCACAAACCAGGGAGCGCATACACCAGATTGCACTACTCATCGCGTCAATCACCTATTGTGAAGGAGGGGTTCATCGAGAAGATGGAGCATGACTACCCGAGTCAGGGTGGGCAAGATAGCCATGAGGTACTCATTCGAGTGGACGGTGAGTTCGCAGGAGCAAGTGTGATGGACGAGAAAGGGTGGATACCGCTCTTTGCCAACGTACAGATACACTTTGAGCCAGAGAACGGGCAGATAATCAACCGAGGTATCATCGCGCTAGACCCTGCGGGAATGGGTAAAGACCGCTCAATAGCCACAATCAGAGACAATGTGTATCTCAAAGAGGTGCTTAACGAAGCCCAGAGCACACCAAAAGACCTAGCCCGCAAGATGGAAGTCATCAGGGACGCTTACAACTGCACATCAAACGACATCGGTATCGAAGCGTTTGGTATTGGAGCCAAGGTGGTGGGAGAAATCAGCACGAAGATGGGAGAGCATGTTGTAGGACTACTCACAGACAAGCCACGCGAGGGCACAGAGGGAGAGTTCGACTCATACAAGATGGAACTAGCATGGAAGTTCAGGACATGGGTATCGAATGGAGGTATCATCATCACCAACAATGCGTCAGGGTGGCTCAAAGAGATGGAGAAAATCAAGTTCAAGCGTACAAAGACAGGCGCTATGCAACTCATGCCAAAGCCCATGTTTAAGAAGGAGTATGGTTTTAGCCCAGATAGGTTCGACTCAGCGATACACTCATTCTTCAAAGACGAGCCAAGTAGACCAGTACACCTAACCAAAGAGCAAATGCAGACAGTGGAGATGCAGGAGTTCTTTAACCGCGTACAATCCACAGGGCACGAAGAAGATTACCAGTCAAGCATGTGATAGAGTTATACTATGACAGATGAAATTAAGAAGTTAGCCGTAGACCCGTACAATGGCGACAAAGAGGAGACGCTATTCGCACGCGAAACGGTAGAGCAAATCAACGCAGACCTCGAAGCGCGTGAGGCACACACTATTATTTTTAATGGAATGAAGTACAGCGATGCGTATACCTATAACCAACTCAAAGGTATCAACTACGCACCAAACAGGAAGCCAGGGGACAATCGAGACATCTCATACGGTATCGTACATGAGAAAATCATTGGCTTCTGTTCCTTTTTCTTAAAGAATATCTACAAGCGCCGAGTGAAATGCTATGACGAGACAGGCAACTTAGTGGAAGGCATGGGAGACATCTACAACCTTGCAATCGAGCACTCATACCGATTGGAGAAGTTCGCACGCAAGATAGGGCTTATCTATTGGGAAGTGTTTACCCAGGGTGACTGCCCAGTCATGGAGGAGTGGGACGTTCGCAATATCATCGAGCGCGTGGCATACGACAAGAAGGGAAACAAGGTAGACATAGACAAAGTGGACTACACGATGGAGTTCTTTGATGAACTTACATGGAAGGATGGCGAAATGATACAGGAGCGCAAGGCACTATCACGCATCATGGACGGGCGCTGTATCATCTATGGCGACCAGAAACTCAATGAGGTACAAGACCAACCACGCATTACAATCGAGGACATCATCTCGCGCAAGGTAGCAAAAGAAATGTATGGCTCAATGAAGCGGTGGGATGGAGTACCGAGCGAGAGAAGCGAGATGGTAGGGAATGGTAACGACAAGTTCTCTCTATTCGGAGATGGACGACTCAAAGACCCATCCACAGAGGTCATGCGACACTTTGTATTCGATAAGGAAAACAACCGCTTCAACCTGTACCTCAACGGAGTGATGATGTTGCCACGCGACACAGCGTTCCGATACTTCTACCCACGCAACAACTATCCATTGTCATTGGTATCAGCAGAGCGCGTATTCGGCTCAATCTACTCACGCTCAGTACCGATGAAGACCAAGTTCAATGCAGACTTCCTTGATTGGGTGCTCACGAAACTCGCAGACAGGTTCGAGCAAGGAGTAGACCCTGCATTGTTGGTACGCGGTAAGTACACGCTCACGAAAGACCTATTCAAAGGCGGTCAACGCACTCACGGTGTAGACAAGAGCATGTACGAGAAGGCAGACCCAGAGAATAAGGGGCTTACAAACAGCGAGTTTGGCTTTGCAGGACTCATCAAAGAGATTGTAGAGGGGCAAACACTCAACAAAACAACTGGTGGTGAGGTAGCAAGCGACACTGCAACCGCAGTAAACCAAGCACAGGCAAACCAGATAGAGAAATTGGCTTACTTACTGGACGGCATCATTGGTGGAATGATTGAAATGGCAGAGCGCCGAGCGGAGACAATCGAGAGTAAGTACACCACACAGGTGGGTACCACGATTGTAGACGGCAAGACCATTCCTGTATACCAGAACTTCACCGTCTCGATGGGTGGAACAGAGCACAGCGTTTTGTTTGATGATGAGGTAGGGCAACCTACATTCGACCAGGAGACAAAGCGTGAT